GTCCGTAATGCAATATCTTTGCAACAACATTTTTCGCTCCTGCCATTAAATCTGACATATGGAACGGATTTTCGTGATATTGTTCTAAATCCCTCACGAGGGACATGGATTTCTCAAACAGATCATTATTTTGGTCGCTAGTTTTCTGTTCGTGCCATTGATCTTCAGTTTTAAACTCAATTGCGGTACAATAAGTAAAGTACCCGTCTCTTCCATCCTCTTGTAATATATTTGAATTAAACACCATATATTGGGTGTTAGCATCTAGTGAAAACCAGACGCTCTCTAATTGTCCAGCTAAATTAAAAGCACAAAAAGTTCTCATTTCAAAATCACTTGGGCTTGTAGGTTTCAAGAAACCATACATCCCTTTCTCTGACGTCATCCGTCCTGACGAGTTGATGCTCGCTGTGTATGAGTACCCTTTAAGTGCAAAATCTAACCAATCTTCACCTCCATTTAATTGGTACATAGCACACTTGCCACCTTTATCGATGACAGGACTGCTATTTGTGTACATTATGCTTTGTCCGATAATTCTAGCGGTTTTAACGCTAAATAACTTTTGTTCTAAATCTTTCACCATTCTATGGCAAAATACGGAATTACCGATGTTATAATAACTGAATCCAGTCAAAGTGAACTGAAAGGCAGTCACAGGTGCACAAAGTTCCACAAGATAGTAGCCAGCCTTACTGACTGCTAACGTTTGCGTAGTACCTCCTGCTGCTTGTTGCGCAGCCACGAAGTGTTCGAGTAGCGTGCCGTTCTCATAAATTCTGAGTCTTGCTCGCACTGGTTGGGTTGTGGTGGTGTAGAAGATTCTAAATTCGCTCTGGGCGTCAGCCCAGACAAGTCCATAAGGAGTTCCGCCGCATCTTCCAACTGGTAAGATGGGTCCATGAGGACTGTAGCTGGTATAGCTTGGAACGGTTGTGAGGTAACCGATTTGGAAACCTCTCCATTCATTGGCGAGGGGGATATTAATTCCTGCTGCGATGGAATCAATTTCGAAGAAGCTTGCGTCGTAACGAGTGTTGTAATTTTGCGGGTTTGCATCATATTGGATGCTGTTACGTACGGGATCCCTGAAGACCGCTGCAAACATTTCTGTTGCAGGGATCTGTTGGTTGTTGGTTTGTCCAGTGATCCCAGGATTGATATCACTTCTAAGAAAAGGTCCAGCGATGGCAGTTGAGTCTGAAGCCCACGATCCGTTAAATCTGATGGTTGGTCCGGTCGTAGGCGCCGATACACATTGTAAGATTCGGTTAATCTGCGATGTAACTCTTCTAACTGTTGGGCTATCTGTTTTAAGTTGTTCCGCCCGTCTAGCAACTCTAGCCTTTTTCTTGTCAGTAACAATTCGTACTGAATTATGTTCAGCTTTAGCAGTTCCTTTGGCGACACCTTTCTCGACGGCTGCCTTAATAACTTGTTCAGCGATTCTGACAGGCCCGTTGGACTTTCGTCCTTTGTTAGATCCATTTGATCCGTTGTTGTGTTGTTTTGCATGATTGTGCATTGTTGGGGGAGAAATCAATATTTCTCACGCTCTGAGCTGGGGGTGAGCAGTCCTCCAGCTTCATACCCCATCCAGAATTTGCGGCACCATTCGATGTCCGGAATAACTTGCATACTTTTGGCAGTTGTAGATTGGTCAATCATTGCTAACCTCTCCACACCCCGCAGTGGGTACCATTCACCTGGCCCCAAGGTTTTATTGAAGTATTTTACAAGAAATTTTAAATAATTGCGGATATGATTAAATTGTTCATCTCCGTTAAAAGTTGACAAAACAAGTAGTGAATACACTTTCGAATATAATTCGTACGGTTTACGTGTCTTAAAATTATCGTAAACAATAGCACTCCATATTCTATGGATATTGTACTGTGGTGCGTATCCTCCCACTGTTTTGATGGCTTTAGCTCCTAGAAAAGTTATCCCTTCCCAGTCGCCGTCGTATTTAATGTAATCATCTTCTTCCTTGAGATGTAAGCCACACTTGGCGTAAAAAGACCGACGATTAGCAAAGTCGGTTAAAATCCGTCCAGCGCGACCCTCAACAGCCGCAAACAAATGATCATCACTGTACAAAGCGAATTCCATTAATTTTCGGCAATCATAAAAATTCTGAACACCAGGAAAATATGTTTTAATATATCCTAAAACTATCATAAAATGCGATAGTGTATTATCGGGAGTTGTACTCCAGTATCCAGATTTCATATAGTTGATAACCATTAGAACTTGACCCCATGGTGTTATTATCGGGGTGTTTATTGCTTGTTGATATAAGTATAATAAGTGCTGTCTGTATTTTTCCTTATCGGGTCCCTTATAGAGACGTAATCGAATAGACATGCAATGCATGAGGAGTTGCGAAAGTAGCCATTTGTCAAACTTCCGACAATCCCCCATTCCATAGTATCTTTTGAGTGATCCAACTTTCTCTAATAAATTGTTGAAACCACCTCTGTCGAAACTGATTCCGACTTTGACAAAGCTATTTTCATGTATAGTATATAACTGTTTGTTGAATGATTGTGTGTAACAATGTGCTAATGAAAGCAAATCAACTGGTGGAATTTCGAAGCATCGTTGATCCTCTTCGTTAATCTTTTCAAATTTCTGATATTCTTCTTTCCCTGAAAGTTTCCATAAAGGTACTAATTGATCTCTTACCGCATTATCCATGAAGTAATCGATTTTTGATCTGTATTTCGTTAGAATTTCACCCTTATTACCGAGCTTATTCCAATAAAAACCAGATGAAGACATAAAAGTAAACTCTACTTGTTCAAGTTCTATTATCGAACTTTCCACTTCGTTTTCTTCTAAGTGTTGCACTATTTGATCCTCTGCCCAATCAATGGCACTATGAGGAAATTCTTCATCCATTGGTGGATGATCAAACAACATAAATTGATTTTTAATAGCTGTCCATGTACTCTTAATATACCCATGTGACATTCCAACTGGTACTTTCGAGTAAACAGTTGGATCATATTTCTGCCAATACGAGTTGACTTGCGTTGCATCACAGGAGATGGGTTGAGTTGTGTAATCGCCCCTGTTGTGCAAATACCCTAAATGTTTAACGTATTTAAGTTCTTTCGGGTTAATAAAGAACCCCGTTGGTGGATTGGGTTGTAGGTGGTCCATCCAGCCACCCCACTGGTACTCTTGGGTACCAGTGTCAGCTTCTAGTTTCCCAGAATGGCCATATTGGCTCGAACAGCTGGTGTAAACCAACGTCCGCCATTATCTTCACCATTCCCTCCTTTTACGTGCCATCCAACTATTCTAGATCCATCTCTGGATAAAATTGGGCACCCTGAAGCACCATCATCTGTAACGACAGTGTGTTTAAAAGTTCCATCGGCATTAACCTCTGTAACCTCTCCAGGTTCAACGTGCCATTCGTCTACATTATCGTAGGTAGAATGTTGTCTTCT